GCATGGGCATCAAGGCGGAGTTCGGCGGCGCGGGGTTCGATGCGTGGGATACCTGGAGCGCAACGGGGGAGGGCTACAAGGCCGCCGATGCGAAGACGGTGTGGCGCTCGTTCCGCAAGGCGGGCACGGGCATGGGCACGGTGATCAAGCTGGCGCGCGATAAGGGCTGGAGCCCGCGGCGCGAGCCAATGACGGCCGAGGAAAAGCGCCAGTTGAATGCTGAGGCCGACAAGCGCCGGGCGGCGCGGCAGGCTGAGATCGAGGCGGACGAGGCGCGGCTGGCGGTGATGCGCGAGGCCGTCGCGAACGCTTGCGAGCTGATCTGGACGAAGCACTGCAAGCCCCAGGGCGACAGCCCCTACCTCGCGCGCAAGCAGGTGGGGGCCTTTGGCGTTGGCTTTTTCCATTACACGGTTGTGCTGGCCATCGATGATGCGCGGCAGCGCTGCGATGTGTGGGTGGGCAGCGAGGTGCGCGAGTTCTTCGCCAGCCTGCCGAAGCCGCGGCCGGATTCGATCAGCTTTCTGATGTTCAAGGTCGGGACCATTGCGGTGCCGCTGCGCGATGCGGCGGGCAAGCTGTGGAGCCTGCAGGCGATCAACGAGCAGGGCACGAAGCTGTTCCCTCGGTACGGGCGCAAGGCGGGTTGCTTTCACTTGATCGGCTCGCTGGTCGAGGAGTGCGGGCTGTTCGTGGCCGAGGGCTACGCGACAGCGGCCAGTGTGTGGATGGCGCTGGAGATGCCGGTGGCCGTGGCCATCGACTCCGGCAACCTGGCGGCGGTTTGCCGCGCCTTGCGTGAGGCGAACCCGACCATTCGCATCGGCATTGCCGGAGACGATGACCCGACCGTGAAGAACAACCCAGGCCGGATTAAGGCAGAGGCGGCCGCCGCCGAGGTGGGCGGCTTTGCGGTGTTCCCGGTGTTGCCAGGGGAGGCTGCCTGATGGATTGGAATGACCTGCATGTGAACTGGGGGCTCGAGGCCGTGACGCAGCAACTGGAGGCTGCGCTGGCCGCGGGTGTGCCTTCCCCGACCCCATCCGAGGCCGAGGCCGCCGCGCCGGCCGGCTCCTCCGACACCGGGGGGCAGGGGGCGGGCTTTACGGCGGAGCAGGTGCTGCGGCGGTTTGCGCTGGTGGAGGGCACGACGCACGTCTGGGACCAGGACAAAAAGGCGGTGATGAAGAAGTCGGCCTTCGAGGCGCTGGTGGGCAAGCCGCTGGCAAAGGCCTGGGTCGATGACGTGAGCAAGAAGCTGATCGGCGCGGACACCGTGCGCGAGCTCGAGCAGGCGCGGCGGATGGCCGGCAAGAAGGCATCTGCGCTGGGGATGACGCCCATCGACCGGTATGTGTACATCGATGGGACGAAGGATGTGTGGGACCGCGAGAAGAAGCGGCGCATTCCGGAAGGCGCGGTGAAGATGGCGCTGGGTGATGCCTATGCGTTGTGGCTGAACAGCGCCGAGCGCCGCACGGTGGATGTGGACCACATCGTGTTCGACCCGACGATGACGAAGGATCCTTCGACGTACATCAACACGTTCGAGGGGCTGCCGCTGGAGCCGGTGCGCGATGACGCGGCGTGCGAGAACCTGCGCTGGTTGATCGCCTTTCTTTGCAACCACGATGGCAAGGCAGTGGACTGGCTGACGAAGTGGCTGGCCTTTCCGTTGCAGCACCCGGGCGCGAAGCTGGACACGGCGGTGCTGATGCATTCGGTGATGGAGGGTTCAGGCAAGAGCCTGTTCTTCGCGGACACGATGGGCGCTCTGTATGGGCAGTACGCGGCGACGGTGGGGCAGACGCAGTTGGAATCGAACTTCAACGCGTGGCAGAGCCGGAAGCTGTGGGCGGTGTTCGAGGAAGTGGTCAGCCGCGACCAGCGTTACAACCAGGTGGGCAAGATCAAGCATCTGATCACGGGCAAGACGGTGCGAATGGAGTCGAAGTTCATCAATGGTTGGGAGGAAGCCAACCACATGAATGCAGTGTTTCTCTCGAACGAGATCATGCCGTGGCCGATCAGCGACAGCGACCGGCGCTTCCTGGTGATGTGGCCGCAGGAGACGTTGCCGCCGGAGCGACAGCAGGCGATCGGCCGGGAGCTGGCGAACGGTGGGGTGGCGGCGCTGTATGGCTGGCTGCTGAATGTGGACCTGGGCGATTTCAATGAGCGCACGCGGCCACCGCATACCGATGCGCGGCAGCGCCTGGTGGCGCTGAGCCGGACGGGTTGGCAGACGTTCCTGCATCAGTGGCGGGTGGGTGAGCTGGGCGCGGGCCTGTGGGGCCGGTGCTTGTCGACCGATCTGTATGCGTTGTTCCTGGAGTGGTGCCAGCGCAACCGTGAGCATGCGATGAGCCAGACGAAGTTTTCGCTGTTCATCAGTTCCGAGGTGTTCAAGACGGCGCGGCCGATGCCGTGGACGGACGGCAATAGCCGGCGCTTTGGGGCCTTCTTTGTGCCGTCTGAGCCTGACGCTCCCCCTCCCGCCCCCACGTTGAGTGCCGCTGTGCTTGGCCAGGAGGTGAAGAAGTGGCGTGACAAGGCGCGCCTGGCGGGCTGGGACGTGGACGGTTGGGACCATGTGAAGGGGAAGGCCGCATGAGTGCGCGCGTTTGTGTGTTGGGTGTGTTGGGTTGTGTTGGGTTTGGTTTTGCAACCCCGCACAGCTGCGAGCCAGTAACGGCGGGGCTTTGCGGCCGGTGTGCGGGGTGTGTTGGGTTTGCCGCGCGCGCACGCGTGCATGCGGTGTGCCGGCTGGTTGGTTTGAGGGTGGTGCGTAATTTTTCTTACGCGAGGGCTGAAAAACCCGACAAACCCAACACACCCGACACAGTTGCTTTGAAGGCATTGATTTATAAGGGTTTTAAGTGTGTTGGGTTTGTGTTGGGTTTGGACTTTTTGTGTTGGGTTGGCGTTGCAGGGGAGGTGGGCCGTGATTGAGGCAGTGGAGGCGTTGCTGCAGTACTGGGGAGAGCGGTGCCGGGGCGGCCTGGCGATGCCGGGCTTGCTGGGGTCATCGCCGCTGGCGGTGGCGATGCAGTACGGGGGGATGGTGCCTACCTCTGGCAGCGGTTCGATGGGGCTGGCCGGTGCGGTGGACCGTGTGGCCGATGAGGTTGACGCGGCGCTTGGCGCGATCAAGCAGGCCGGGCTGGAGCAGGACCGCCAGTTGGCCCGCGCCTGGCGGCAGGCCGGGCACACGAGCCGCCCGCCGTTCTGCCTGGAGACGCAGCTGGTGAAGCTGGCGATGGTGCGTTATCTGCCGGACCCGATCCCTACGGTGGCGCAGCAGATGCGGCGGGTGCGCATCCGCTCGGAGCGGACCTATCACGAGCGTGTGCAGCAGTTGCACGTGCGGGTTCGGGCGGAGCTGGAGCGCAGGGCGCAGCTGCAGCGTGGGCAGGGCGGGCGGCACGTGGCGTAAAACGCGCGCCGGCTTAACCCCATATAGGGGCGAGATTAACCGGAGATAAGACCCACGTTGCCCGGTGGCGTTAAGTGACGGTTTACGCCGCCGCAGTCGGGGGGTACAAAGCGCCTAACAGGTCGAAGTAGCGCCGCCACGGCGCGGACCGAAACGAGCCTTTCTGCTGTGTCAGGCAACCCGACCGGAGCCCCTGCCGGTCACCTCGCAAAGCCCCGCCATTGTGCGGGGCTTTGTTCATTCTGGAGTCGCGGGTGCCGCTTCGCCATCACGCTCATCCTGCATGAGCTTGAAGGGCGCGAGGATCAGGCCAGGAACTATCGCTCCATAAAAAACAGCATCGATGATGTAGATGAACAGCATCAGCACTTCCTTTCGCGTGATCGGATCTGGGCTGATGTAGAACTCGTGTATCTGCCAAATCGATACCGCACACACCAACACAGAGAACAGCGTGAACAGGACGTAAAGCGTTGGGCCAACTACGCGCTTGATCATTGCATACAAGCGCTTCCTCTGTTCTGCATTGGTATGTTTCAGCGCGACATCGACAATCATCGCGATGGTGCCAAGCGCACCTAGCATTTTGAAAAAGAGTTCCATCTCGACGAGTTCCAAGCGGTTGAGCTCGCAATCTTAAACGTCCCCGTAACATGGGCACCACTGGCGATGACTCGATGAGCAATAACCACCAGACCCTGGCTGATGTGCCTCTGTGGACAGTAATCCTTGGATTCGTCCTCGCTGCGTTAAGCGGCGAAATGTGGCGCGGCGATAAGGCCGGGTTGAGCGGCTGGGCGTTGATCAAGCGGATCGTGTTGCGGGCTGGTGCTTCGGCGGTATTCGGCATGGCGACGTTCCTGCTGTTGCTGGGCATGGGTAGCCAGATGCTGGTGGCCGTGCCGATCGGCTGCGTGATCGCGACGATGGGTGCGGACATGGCCAGTAGTTTGTATGAGCAGTGGTTGAAGCGTCGGGCTGGTATTGGCGGCGCTACCGGTGTCGGTAGTCAGAGTAATCACCGTGAATAAGCCTCGCCTGAAGATGCGTGGGTCTGGCCTGAAGATGGCGAAGCCGAGCGGGCCGGTGGCGCGTGTTGTGGCCGACCGCCGAATCACGGGCAGGCGGCTGCAGTCGAGGCGGCTGGAGATGTGGCTGGCCAACCCGCACTGCGCAGAATGCGGGCGCTGGGTGTTGTTCCCGGGTGGCTTCGAGCTTGACCACAAGGTGCCGCTCGGTAAGGGGGGTGAGGATGTCGAGGCGAACTGCCAGATCCTGTGCGTCGACAGCCCGGACGGTAGCGAGATCGGCTGCCATCGGCGCAAGACCGAGTCCGACCTGCAGGGCATGCGCTGACAGGGGCGGGCAAAAATACCGGGCGAGCCGGTAGCGGAAACCTCTCCCACTCCCACGCGCGAAATTAATCCCCTTTAACGGATTTGGTTAAGGCATGGCGTTAACTGAACAGCAGCGCAAGTATGCCGAAGCCCGGATGTCAGGTGCATCCATCAGGGACTCGGCATTGGCGGCCGGCTGCCCCGCCCGGTCCGCGTCGCAGGCCGGCTCCCGGCTGGAAAAGCACCCCAACGTGCTTGCTCACCTGGCTCGCCTCAAACACCTGGAGTCGGAAGCGAAACCGGCGGCTGGCCGTGATGCGCTCCCTCCAGACGTACAGCTCGGGGACGAATTCTTCGAGGACCCGAAGGACCTGCTTCGCCACGCCATGAACGATCGGCGCCTGGATCCGAAGACACGTATCCAGGCAGCCGTCGCGCTGCTCCCCTTCGAGCACCAGAAGCGCGGTGAGTCCGGTAAGAAAGAGCAGCAGGCGAATGCCGCCGAGTCGGTTGCGACCGGCCGCTTCGCGCCAGCTGCGCCGCCGTCGAGGCAACTCAAACTGGTGAACTGAAATGCAATGGCAGACTGCGTGCCCTGACTGGGCAGATCGGCTAGTGGCTGGGCAAAGCATTATCCCGGCGCCGATCTACCCGGCTCAGGCCGAGCAGGCGCTAAGCATTTTTAAGGAACTGCGCGTAGTCGACTTGCCTGGTAAGCCAACCTTCGGCGAGTGCAGCGACCAGTGGGTATTCGACTTCGTTTCCGCTGTCTTCGGAGCCTATGACGCAGAGACCGGGCAACAGCTGATCCGCGAATACATGATGCTGATCAGCAAGAAAAACACGAAGTCCACCGTGGCCGCGGGCATCATGATCACCGCCGTCATTCTTTGCTGGCGTGAGGATGAAGAGCACCTGATCCTGGCGCCGACCAAAGAGGTAGCGGACAACAGTTTCAAACCCGCCGCAGGAATGATCCGGGCGGACCCGGAGCTGGCCGCGCTGTTCCACGTCCAAGACCATGTCCGGACTATCACCCATCGGGTGACGAAGGCGAGTCTGAAGGTTGTCGCGGCGGATACCGATACCGTGTCCGGCAAGAAGGCCGGTCGCATCCTGGTGGACGAGCTGTGGTTGCTGGGCAAGAAGGCCAACGCATCGGCCATGCTGATGGAGGCGTTGGGTGGGCAGGTGTCGCGCCCCGAGGGCTGGGTGATCTTTCTGACCACCCAGAGCGACGAGCCGCCCGCCGGCGTGTTCCGCGAAAAGTTGCTCTACCACCGTGGTGTGCGTGACGGGAAGATCCACGACCCACGCTCTCTGGGCATTCTGTACGAGTTTCCGCCCGAGCTGCTGGCCAGCAAGGCCTACCTGCTGCCGGAGAATTTCCACATCACCAACCCCAACCTGGGGCGTTCGGTGAGTCGGGAGTGGCTGGAAGATCAGCTACGGCGCAACCAGCAAAACACCGACGGCAGCTTCCAGCAATTCCTCGCCAAGCACCTGAACGTTGAAATCGGCCTCGCGCTGCGCTCGGACAACTGGGCTGGCGCCGAATACTGGGAGGCCATGGCGCGCCCGGGTATCTCCCTCGACAGCATCCTCGAGCGCTGCGAGGTCGTCACCGTCGGCATCGATGGCGGCGGGCTTGATGACCTGCTTGGC